CCTACTACCCCTAATACTAATCATATTATAAAGGAGAGCGTATGGACATAATGATTGGACTAATAATATTTTTTATATTGGTAGGGCTTACCTAAATAATGTGTTAAATAACACGTTTTTCTACCCATATAACACAACGACAGTTAACATTTACAAAGGAGAATTATCATGCCATTAGAATATGTACCAGAAAACCTAGACTTTAACGTAACCTTTGAGCCTACCAAGGTGGACGATAAGAAGTATGTCATCAATGAGAATACTGGTGACTATATCGGCATCGTAGGTAATGGCTTTACCTGTGCATCACATGGTGACTTCTTCCGCAATGTCATGGACACTACGACACAAACACTGTCTGACTATGACATGGAAGGCGCACAGATTAACTGGCGCAGCGCACATAAAGATGGCTGGGCTATGATGGACATGACTTTGCCCAACGTGACTGCCAAGATTGCCACTGACAAGCACGAGACCACCCTGATGAAGCGCATCATTGCCCTGCATGGTGTCAACGGTACGTGTTCTAACACCACTATCTTTGGTGCTATCGACTTCTTCTGCCTCAATGGTCAAATCCGGGGTAAGCATGACAAGGTAATGCGTAAGAACACTAGCAACTTTAGTCTCGACAGGTTCATCACTGAACTTGAGAAGTCACAACAGGACTTCACTGCACAGGCAGAACAGATGCAGCGTTGGGCTAACACTAGCCTTGCTCATGTCAATGTCAAAGAATTACTTGAGGGCATTATGCGGTCTGACCGTAAGGCTGAGAAGATGCATACGTTATACAGCCAAGAAGCTGGTGTGCGTGGTCGCAATCTGTGGGCATTGTATTCTGCCTTCACTAACTATGCTACCTATGCTGATGAGCGTAACGGTTTCAACCTGCGTAACACAGGCAATGACACACAAGCTATCTCAATGTTCAAGCGTGAGATTGATGTGGCTGGTTGGATTGATACACCACAGTTTCAGGCGGTGGCGGCATGAAGGTACGTGCGGTAACTAAGTCAGGTGGGGCGTTCTTTACCCCCACCACTGACGATGCAAGAACACCAATAAACTTACGTGTAGGTTATTGGAAGCCTAGTAAAAAGAAAACAAAGATAAAGAGGAAAAAAATATGATTGATGAACCTGAATGGAATGGCCCACAAACTTTATGGCAATGCTTTTGGTTTGGTCGTAAGGGCAATTGGTTTTATGGTAGACAGGAAAGAAATGAATACTTAGAAGACTACGTATCTAGTTTTCATTGTGATAAAGATTGGGTGTGGTCTCTGTTACATTTCTTTTGGGGTGTTGAGGATTTCTTCTGTCAAATACAAGATATAAGAAGAGGAAAACCTTTATACAAAGGGGATTGGACAGAGACATGGACAATACGTGAATACGTGTATGTAGTTCTTATCCGTAATCCACTGTATAATCTTTTGGATTTTGTAAAGTATAGAGTTTTACGAATGACCTACCATGACCCTCATATTGTTTGTTATAGTTATCCTAACTGTGATGAAGCACCAAGTGGATGTGTAGTAGAAAATGGTGCAGATGCGGAACCTTATGGACATAGAGATTGAAAATGAAACTTACTAGCCTAGTAAACGATTACTATTCTTCCTATGATTACAGGAACTTACGTAACGAAACTAAGAAACAGTATGAATACTTTCTTGGGGTCATGTTAAACACAGAGGTGGACGGTGAGAAGCTGTCCACACTCAACTATAAAAAACTACCTACACGTGTAGCTAAAGTTGCATACAATGAGTGGTGCGAGAAGGGTATACACATGGCTAATCATATAATGTCAGTGACCCGAATCGTATTTAATCATGGCTTACGAATGGAACTCTGTGAACTCAATCCTTTCGCTAACATACGTAGACGCACCGTAGAGAGGCGCAAGACTGTTTGGGGTAGGGGAGATGTACAGAAGCTGCTAGAAGCCGCCTACAGTGATTTTAGCACCCGTAACATAGGTTTGATTGCTCACATGGCATATGAATGGTGTCAAAGACTAGGTGATATGCGTATGCTTGTATGGGATAACATTGACTTTGAAACACAGACTGTTCACATTGAACAATCGAAGCGTCATGCTGATGTTCATCTGCCTATTGAAGATGATTTGTTTGAGATGTTGAAGCAGCAAGAACAGGACTTTGGCTTTCAGAAGTATGTTGCCCCTCGTCCTTATGCTATACAAGGTGAATACAGACCCTACTCATTACAAAAATTACCCTTATACGGCAGGGCATTGATGGATGCAGCAGGGTTATCCAAAGAACTTAGGTTGTCTGACTTGCGAAGGACAGGCACTACTGAAATGGTTGAGGCAGGTGTCGGTATGGGACAAATTATGTCGGTTACAGGACACGCTAATCCTAGTTCAGTAAAACCTTACATGAAAAATACACGCAAGAGTGCAGAATTAGCCTTGACAGCACGTAAGAACTCGTGATATAAGCATTTAACTGCCGCAAAGGAAAGTGATATACATATGAATATATATAATATAGTTAAAGAGTTAGATATAGCTAATGGTCATACTAAGAGAATGGCTTGTCCTAATTGTGGCAAGCATACTTTTACTGTGACTAATAATATGGGTAGTCTCGTATGGAATTGCTATCGTATGACCTGTGGTGTTAAGGGTGGCACACGTGTCCATCTATCTGTAGATGATATACGAGCAGGTTTTGGTAACGCCCAAGAGTTCGCTGAAGCTACACCCTTTGAAGTACCTACGTATATCATACCGCATCGTGATAATGTGTACATGAACAGGTGGTGTGCTAAGTGGGGATTGGATATAGATAAATTAGGTTTGTTGTATGATGTAAAGGAAAGCCGTGTGGTGTTTCCTATCATGCACGAAGGTAAGATGGTAGATGGTACAGGCAGGTCGTTATCTGGTCAGCGTCTACCTAAATGGAAACGATATGGAAAAAGTGGCTTGCCATACACACATGGTTGTGGTAAAGTCGCAGTTGTTGTTGAGGACTGTGTAAGTGCAGCCGTTGTTGGTTACGGTAACTTTGTCGGGGTTGCGCTTCTTGGAACAAGTTTGCAAGAGTCGCATAAAAGGTATCTTGCACAGTTCTCAACAGCCGTAATAGCGTTAGACCCCGATGCGCTACCGAAGACATTGCTAATGGCAAAAGAATTACGTGGACACGTGAACGATGTTCGTGTACTACGACTGACTGATGACTTAAAATATCGTAACCCGACAGATATGGAGAATTTACATGGAATTATCACTGATTAGAAGTTTAATGGATAAAGAGTTCTACGATGAGCATCGTGGTTCTAAATGTCCTAACAGATTATTTAGTACAGATGTGCGTAAGATTAAGGTTTGCATTGATGATGCTATGGATAGGTATGAGCGTACTGTATTGCCGGATGAGATTGAGGCATTGTTCATGTCAAACAATCCTACACTCACAACAGCACAGAAAGCATCCTATCATAGTTTGTTTGTGCAGATAAAACGTGAGCAGCCTATGGGCAGTGACGTAGCACAAGAGGTGTTATCTAAACTATTTCAACAGGTTATAGGAGAGGACGTAGCTAACATTGGCTTTGATATGGTCAACGGTGATGGCAATACGCTTGAGAAGCTACGCAATCTACTTGAGGCATATGGAGATGACTTCATACCTAATCTCAACATTGAGTGGGATGACATCACGATTGAAACACTCATGGCTAAAGCTGAGTTGGAAGCTAAGTGGGCATTCAACATACCATCAGTAACACGGTTGGTTGAGGGTGTGTCAGGTGGTCAGCTTATTGAGGTAGGTGCTAGACCTAACACTGGTAAGACATCATTCCATGCCAGCTTGATTGCTGCGCCGGGTGGGTTTGCTCATCAAGGTGCTAAGTGCATTATTTTATGTAATGAAGAGCCTACTCACCGTGTAGGTGCTAGGTACTTGACTGCGGCTGCTGGTATGTCTGCCCGTGAAGTGAAGGGCAATATGGGTAAGGCTAAAGCTATGTATGAACCTGTCATGCAGAACATTAAGATTAAGGATGCAGGTGGCAGGGATATGGCGTGGGTTGAATCCGTATGTAAGTCGGAGAACCCTGACATACTTGTACTAGACATGGGGGATAAGTTTGGTGTGGCAGGTAGCTATGCTAGACCTGATGAGGCACTGAAGGCTTGCGCTATATACGCTAGGCAGCTTGCTAAGACCTACGACTGTGCTGTGTTTTATATGTCTCAGCTATCTGCTGATGCAGAGGGTAGGTCACAGCTTAATCAATCCATGATGGAAGGTTCACGTACAGGTAAGGCTGCTGAAGCTGACCTGATGATACTGATTGGTAAAGCACCTACGGCAGTAGAAGGTGAGAAAGAGGACAGCCCTGTACGAAATATCAATATCGTTAAGAATAAACTTAATGGTTGGCATGGTATAATAGATGTTGAACTGGACTATCAAACAGCGAGGTATCACGGATGAAGCTAACACTTGATGTAGAAAACACTGTTACACACCGTGGTGGTAAGATGCACCTTGACCCCTTTGAGCCTAACAACTCACTGACTATGGTAGGTGTACTGACTGACCAAGGACAGGAACAGCACTTCCCATTTGACCATGCGGATGTTCCTAATCAAGCTGACTACCATGAGCGTGTTCAGTGGTATCTTGACCAAGCTACTGTACTCATCTGTCACAACGTGGCACATGATTTGCTATGGTTATGGGAGTCAGGCTTTAAGTATGACGGTGCAGTGTTTGATACAATGCTTGTCGAGTACGTCTTGCAGCGTGGCATCAAAGAACCTTTATCCCTAGAGGCTTGTGCAGAACGCTATGAGTTAGATACTAAGAAGCAGGATACATTGAAGGAGTATTTCAAGAAGGGTTACAGTACACGAGACATACCATACAACGAGTTGTGTGAGTATCTATCTGCTGACCTTCATGCTACGCAGCAGCTTGCTGACAGGCTATGTCAT